CGCCAATAATCGCATAAGCTCCATCCGCAACCATACTAACTATATCAGAACCTAATGCTCCCCAATCTATATTTTTAATATAATCAACTGATGAAGAAAATGCAGTTTGTAATCTAGAAGCTACACCGGAAAAATCCCCGGCCATAATCAAACCATAACAATCAGTTACTACAGATTTAATACCATTAAAAGTATCTATGGCAACTGTATTAAAAGTTTTGAACTTTGACGGATTAAGCGCATATCCTAAAGTTCCTAATCCAGCGGCGATTAATCCAATTCCAGCTACTACTCCGGCAATAGGCCCTATAGCCGCTGCCCAAGTAGATATAAACCCCAATTTGGCCGCTAAAGCTCCCTCAGCCATAATACCGAAAGACACTAATGATCTGCTTGCCATTGAAGCAATAGACCCCGCCACGGTCAACGCACTTGGAGCTATAGCAAGAATACCCTTAGTTACAAGTGCAGCCCCTGCAATTTCCCCAGCAAACGTGAGAGCCTTTTTCATTGAGGGACCAAATCTATCCCCTACATAATCTATAGCAGGTTTAATTTTCTTCCAAAGATCAGATCCAAGACCAGATAAAGAATTTAATCCATATTTAAATCCTTTTTCTATCATATCCCCGACAGAATCCCAATCACCATCTGCAATAGCATCAAGAAATTCATCAATTGCGGGAGCGCCACTTTCAGAGAACCATTTAAATAAGTCTGTTAATGCTGGTGATAATTTTTCGCCAATTCCAATACCTAAATCTGTAGCTGCACCTAATGCTGTATTCCATGCGCCTTTTAGGGTATTGTTCATAAATCCGGCCATTTGTTCGGATGCACCATTGGAATTTTCTAAAGATTTTGTTAATGTATCGACACCAGGAGCCATACCTGCTAAATTATAAAGAGTATCCCCAGTTACACCAAAAACTCTAATAAATGCTGCAGCACCTTCACCGGTTTTATCTGCTTGAACTTTCATTTTTGCCAATACATCTATAAAATCTTGATTTTTTAAGGATACATCTTGAGTAGATAATCCCATCTCACCGAGAGCTTTTGCCGCCGCGCCTGTCGGAGCTACTAACGTTTGGAAACCATCTCTTAGAGCTGTTCCTGTCATTTCGGCAGGTATTCCTACATCCCTAAGTTTTGAGAGCATTGCTACAGAAGCTTCTAAACTTACATTTGCGTTTTGAGCAGCCGGGCCTACATAAGCCATAGCAGTTTTAAAATCTGACATTCCAGCGGCACTTTTACCACTTGCTAAAGTATATACATCTGATATATGGCCCAAATCACCAATATTCATGCCGTATTGATTCATAGTTGACATGGCAACTTGAGCAGACGAATCTAAATCATAATTTGCGGCTGTTGCCAATGCTAAAATTGGTGCTAAATCTTTTGCGCTCGCACTAGCTACGTCCATGCCGCCCGCTGCTAGATTTGCCATAGCAGAAGCAATTTGATTAGGATCGAATGAATTTGTAGAAAGTTGCCCCAACTCTCTTGATAAATCTATAACGTGTTGTTTAACACCTTTAAAAGATTCTTCCATTGATTTTCCGCTAGATTGAGCAATCGCAGATAAATCCATTTTACTTGCTGCATCAGCCGCCGCGCTCTCGATGTCCATGTATGCTTTTGTACCGACTGTTGCAACCCCGGCTAAAGCCGCTGTACCAACTACCAGAGCTGCGCCCATTGTCTTAGCAATAGACCCCGCCTTAGATGCCATTGAAGAGCCAAATGAATCAAATTCAGAACTAGCACCTTTTAAAGAATTTGAAAATGCGCTTTTATCAAGTCCTAGAACTGCGTAAACTTCACCGACATTTTGACCCATTTGTATATCTCCATTATTATTTAAATATGACCTAGTTGTTTTGCTTTGATTTTTGCCTTCTCAATCAATCTTTCTTTGTAGCTTTTTACAACAGAGCCATCCTTTTTTATTTTTTTAGGTAAATAATTTTCCAAATCTTTCATTTTTCCGCTTATCATCTGAGCTAAAAAATTTATAGTTTTCCAAGAGCTAATAATAATAAATTCACTATTAAAATTATTTTGAGCTGTTATATAATCATTAATTTCTCCAACAGTCATACGATCCATTTCATAAGGCTTAAGTCCAACAGAATATCCCTTTAAAAAAAGTGCTTGATAAGAAAAAGGTTCGGAGTCCGAAGAATCAGACTCAATTATGCTGTCGGACGGATTAGAAAATCGAGATGCATCCCCTTTAGACCTGCGTTTCGAATAGATTCTTTGAACGCATTATATAGATTTGAAACATCTTCATTATTTTTTGCAGTTTCCCCTATATATTGCATTTGCTTATCAAACATCTTTGCAGCGTCCATAAAATCAATACGTTTATCAATACCTTCAACCCGATTCGCTCCATTAATTCCTTGCATTAACAATATGACAATATCTCTAGTATCACTAATATTGTTAATAATATCAAGAAAATTTCTTTTAAGCATACCTTGACTAATCATAAAAAGCGTTTGTTCTACATCCATCTGAGACTGTACGCCAAATTCTACTTTTAGCGGTTCATTTCCAATCATTATTATCTGACTATCCATATCAATCTATTTCTCCTTTGATATTAATAAGCTAATTCAAAAATATATAAAGCTTTTGGTAATTTTATCTTGGTCTATAATATATTTTTCCATAAACACTTAAAGTCAAACTCTGTTTTACTAATTCTTCCGGTGATGGTGCCGAATCAATTGAACTAATATAGGCATAACACTCCCATCTTATATTATCAGTTTCATTAGCATATATTTGCATAATTAACAAACTGCCTTTTTTTGCAGCATAATCAATGTTTTCAAGACCGCCCACTAGAGTATCAATAGAAAATTCTGTTGCTAAACTTGCTTCATCTTCCATGTCACATTCTGCAATAATTCCTAATCTCATTATAAATGGATCTGCATTAATAGCGGTCCTTAATACTTGATTTGTAGTAGTTACCGTGGCTCCTGTAGTAGCCAATACAACGGCTATAGCATTCCCTGTAACTGTTATACTTAGTGGGGCAGTTTCAGCGCCTTTTGTTACTACATATGTTATGGAGTTTCCCGCAGTACCGCCTACAAAATGCGTAAGAGTTAGATCATTTGCCACTAATTGAGCACACATTTTATTTAAGAATATATCAAGACTCATACTATTATCTTCAATAGTTGGTGAATTTACTTTTACCAATCCGCCTAGACAAGTCTTATCTTTCATGATATTTTTTTCAGTTATTTTTGTTGATATAGCGCATTGAATTTGACTTTTAACTAAATATTTTCCAGTTGCCATACTTACTGTATCATCCAAATTAAGAGGAGTATTAACTATTAAACGCCCGCCTGGGTATTGAATTTCCCTAACATCAGAAATTGCTATCCATTCACCAGCTCCATTAATCTTTTTCTGAAAAGTTGGCACTGTTCCTATATCAAGCATCTGTCGATCTTCATCAGTAATTTGATAAACCGTATATCTAGGGTTACCATTCTCTATATCGCTTATTTCTTCCATTGGTTCATCAGTTACCGCTTGACCCGCGCCATCTGCAAACCAAACCGCACTATACATTCCCGGTAATAATAACGTTGGGTCTATCCCTGTCATTTATATCACTCCATTTATATATATAATTTAATAATTATCTTAGATAAAAAAAATATTTAAATAATTTATCTAAGGCGTAAAGGTTGCAACACCATTAGAAGATATTGTAACTGATGTTTTAGTTAGTTCTTCAGCACCACCCAAAGTATTATCAAGAGTTTCGACATATCCGCCCTCGCATGTATAATACATATCGGCGGAAATATAAACGACATATACCTTAGATGTTTTAGCACTCTTAGAAGCTCTAACTTTTACTTGCCCTGCATCTGATTTTTGCGCAATCATATCAAACGTAAGACTCCAATCTTGAATAGTTGGTGAATTTTTTTTGGCCAAATCGCCCAAAACTGTTACATCTTTCATAACATTTTTATCACCAAACTTTACATTAGAAATACCTATAATTTCTGTTCCGTCTATCATTACTTTACCCGTAGTTGCCAAAATTGGCGTAGTAACACCTGTCATATTTTTACACTCTCCTAATTATTACTTTTTACATTTCTTACTAATAAATCTATACCAAAATAATATAATGTTCCTGTAGTTGTTTTTTCCTCACCTACAAAAATTACTTCATCTCTTCTAGGTTTATTTGATACCATTCCACTTACTGTATTTTTTTCAAATAAACTTAATATTGCTTCTGCATTATCAAGACCTATACCTAAATCATCATTTCTAACTAATATATTTATAAATGTATAATTAATTCTACTATTATCACCATCTATAAATCTGTCAGGAGTATTTCCACCTGTTGAAGTCACTAAAACACCATCAACAACACCACCACCCCATCTATAACAGAATAAAGAAGTACCTAAAGTACCTTTACCTTCAGATACCAAATAATCTGCTATATCTTCAACCAAACTAATAATAATCACCTAATTATTTTTGTTATCCAATCCATTGAAAGGTTTATTATTGACAACCAACCAGATAATATAACAAATAAAATACTAACTATATATTTATTTCGTCCTAACCAAGGAAATATTTTACATTTACTTAATTTAAAAAGTTCTAGGCAATCTGAATGATTTTTAAGTTCTTTTTTTATTTCTAATTGTTCATTTTCTATATTTTCAATTTTTGTTACTATTATTCCTAATATATAAGGTATATTTTCATGTGTTAACATTGAAGCATCGATTATAATCCCTCCTATTTTTTATTCATACCCTTAGTTTGTATATCAAATTGATCTTGGAGCCATTTTGCTTTTCCAACTTTATGATTAAGTCCAACGTTTTCATGCTGAAAAACTGTATAATCCTTTGAAATTCCAGAGCCAAATCCAATAGCTACAGTATGTTTTGAATCATCTCTAATCTTTTTTTGACTTGCTCTCATATTATTTTTATCTACAGGACAATCAATAACGGCAGCCGCTAAAATATTTGTTGCTTTCTCATCAATTTTATTCATTGCCGCATTTACAACCATCCTATCAATAAAACCAATATCAAGAGGTTTATTTTGTTTCATAATAACCTCTTATATATATATAATCTTACAATATATTCCTTCATCGTCTCTAATTGAATTTATTTTCCGTATTTCTGGATTTAAACTATTAAAAACAATTTTATCATATTGTCCAATTACTACATCACCATCAACAAATAATTTAGATTCAGATATACTAGTAGTATTATCTTTATCGGATTTTGTAATAATTGATTCTGATAAAATTGCATTTACAGTTACCGCACTTCCATAAGTATTTTGCCCAAATTTATCCTTTGATACAAATGGATAAATTGATACAGAAGTTGTCATATATTCTAAAAAATCGTCCGAAAGCATATTTTCATCCCCAAATATTTGTAAACATGTCTTTTGAAAATATACTTTCATCGTTTGTGGTTATATCATCAGTATCACAAAATACAAAAGTTGCTCCTGTTGTAGTTGTATATTGTTCTGCCTGTTTTCCCAATTCAATAGCAAGCTCTCTAAAAGCATTGGCCCTTTGTGTATTTTGTAAACTTAGTACATCAATAGTTTTTGATGCAAGATGAGTATAATATCCAGTAATCGCGAATGCGGCTCTTGATGCACTTCTATAAACATTATCAGAATTAATAATAAATTTTGCTAATTCCAAATCAGTTAAAATAGTGGCTACTTTGGTAGCTCCTCCCAATAATATTTTTATATCTTCAACAGTATTATCCATAAGTAGCACCTACAAAATATTTATTTTGTTTCAACTGTAATAACTCTTTCATTTTCAATTTGTGCTGCTTGAAGATTTTCTTGATTTTTGAAATGTGAAACAAACGCCTGAGTACAAAGACCTATAAAGAATCCTAACAGAGTTGTAATTGCGCCTTGATATACATCTGCTAATTCAATTTTTAAAATTGCTAATACAAAAATTGCTAATGTAAATATACCAATCATACCTAATGCGATTATAGTCAATAAAAATCTAGTATTTTTTATTTCATCTGTAAAAATATTTATCATAATATTTCACCGTCTTTATTCCATTTTATCCATCCGAGTTTTTCCCATTTAGTTAAATTTTTTTCACTGTAATTTTTAGCAGATATGTTTTTATTTCCTCCTGTCATAGTTCTTGGATTAGAAACACTACCATATCTAAAAGTTTTTAATGTTTCAAAAGTACCATTTGCCATAAAATACCTCTTAAATATTCATTAATTGATAACGAACGGTGCATTTTCCGGTATCTTCATCCTCAGTAGCAACAATCTTAAGAAATTGTGGTATTCCTTTCCAAAGCATCATTTTAGAGCTATTCGTTTGCATTGAGCAGAGCGTACCATTATCATAAACATCTGAAAAGGTTCCACCTGTTATCATACTTCCAGTTAATTTAACAGTCCAAAGTTTAGCATTAATTGTTATAACTTCTTGAATCATAATAGCATTATACCCTTCGGTATTAATTTCTGAACTTGTAGCATCTGCCTCAATTAAATTATGTGCTACTGTAACCGCACCTTTTCCTCTTCCAGAGAGAGCCGCTAAATCAGATCGTCGTTTATATGTATCCATAGAAAACCATCTCCTAAATAAAAAATACTAGGAGTGTTAAGCTCCTATGCAAAGTATATCTACATAATCAGCATCGCTGGCTCCATCTGAAAGAATATCGAAGCCTGTTGCACTTCTATTATTTGCAGTTACAACTTTTGAAGATGGATCTGCCGTATTATTTAGAGTAAGTAATACCGCATAATTAGCATCGCTAAATCCTGCGATTGCTCCCATTCCCTGAGCACCATTATCAACCGTTAAGTTTGTTAATCCAACTGTTGCGTTAGCTGATCCATTTCCACACAAAATTCTAGAATTTTTGCCTGTGGTCTTAGAAGTTACAGTTAGAACACTTCCGGCACCGCTTGCGGTTATAGTTGCAATAGCTCCATTAAGCCATGTGGCAACTTCGCCCCTAGTAACTGCAAGAGTACTTACACAATCTCCTGTTCCTGGAGTTGAAGTACCACCGTTAACAGTACCAATCTTCAGATCGTCAGCACAATTATTAGTTGTAGCATTAGTAATAATTACATTGCTACCAGTACCGAATCCTTGAGAAGTTATTGTATATTGTGTAGCTCCATAAGTTACAGTCACACCTGCATAAATTCCACCAAGTGCTTGAATTTGAGTTTGCATTTCTGCCGCTGTTGCATTTCCATCTGTACAACTTGCAGCCGTTAAAACGACTTCGTGCTCTGTAGCATCCCCATCATTAGCAATATTAAACTTTCGATCAGTTCCCGCACTGAGATCAACAGCCGCGCCTGCCTGAGATACATGCGTGCCCGCTGTGGCACTAAATGTAGCTGTTGCTTCAGCTTCCTCATCAACAGTTAGCTTAATGGTCGCTGCATGTGCAATAACAAAAGGCCCGGCACCACCGTTCAAAGTCGCAGCATCAGCCGCTATAAAATTAATAGGTGTAGTGCCATGTCCATTAAGTTGAATATGTTTTGCAACTTTCAAAACTGTAAATCCTGTCATAGTGCTAACAGTTCCGGCTCCTATTGCAGATTTACATTCATTAATTGCGCCAACTACTGAAGCTTTTTCTGTAGTTACAAGTGCGGCCAAACTTCCAATTTTGCAATCAGTTGCCATTTTTGCATTAGTCACAGATAGATCTTGAAGTGCGGAAACTCCTATAACTTTACCATTAAGTCTATTAAGAACATCAAGCCCAAACTTAATAATACCAGTACTTGCATGTTTAACGGTTACCATACCAACTATTTGAACAAGTTGATCCGCTCCTGTTGGGGCCGCACTTCTATAACCGCCCGCTGTCGTATAATCCAAATAGACAGGATCTCCCACCGCGCTATATCCTGAAGTATTTAGACCAGTTAAAGTTAGAGCTTTTTCAACTCTAGCCTGCCCATTGATCGCGATTACACCCGTCGCGATGAAAGAAGCTGCAAGCATCGCGTCAGCATCAGCCTTAGCTATCGTCCATCTTCCGCTAGTAGCATCATAGCCAGAAATATATAGAAGAGTACCTTTGGCAATTTCGCCGCCTGTCTTATTAATAATATCAAGTGCATAATTACCTTGATGAGTATTAACTTTGATAGAATTTGTCCAAAGTTCTCCTATTTTTCCGGCTCCTTTCGTAATAGTTTGCATATTTATCACTCCATAATAATATGTTTAGTGTTAATTAGAATTTCTCTTTTCTTTGCGGTTAAATTCGCGCCTTCAAAATAATCACCAGGCATTAAATGATAAAGTTGCCCTTCAAGTCTATAATTACCTTCTTTTAGAATTTTCATTCTAAGTATAAAAGGCCCTTTAAACACAAATCTATCTTTTTTAACATCTTCTACTTTTTCGTTTTGTTTATTTTCTCCTTTAATATCTTCAGATTCATTTCTAATCTTAAGATCTTTCGGAGTGAATTTAATTGATTCTTTTTCTTCAAACAAGTTTATCAACTCCATAAAAAATAATTAAAGGAGAAAAGTATTTCTCCTTTTATGCCTCAGTAACTAAAGTAAAAAGCTTACCAAGTTCTGAAGCAGTAATCTTGCAATCAAATGCACTTTCAGCCTCTATTCTTGTGGTTTTCTTCTCAGGAATATAGAATTTATTGATTGCCACATTTCCAACACCTGCATAATTCCAAGAGAAAGTATAACCTGCGCTCGGAGTAAGTAGCCCCGGACTTGGAGCAGCATAGCAAAGTAATGCATTTCTTCCGAAATTAAATGAAGTTGTCTTAGTAGCACCCTTACCTGTTGCAACAATAGATTTTGCGACTAGAATCCGCTCTACTCCTATCAATTTTGCCATAATTCCTTCAGTTACGGCATCACTTGAAGAGTACTTAACTCTATCAACAAAGTCAGGATGATTTTTAAGGTCATTAAAAACCTTGTATCCTAAAACAAGCGTATTCGGCTCTACGCCTGTAGCTTCAAGCATAGTTACCATTTCGCCGGAAAACATCTCGATAGGCGCACTTGTCTCTTCTGAAATTTGATCGAAGTCGGTAATACCTACCAGAGTTTCGCCCCAAACTCCACTAGCAAGATAAGTGTTAACCCACTCTCTTTCTTGCTTAAGTAAAATCTTTCTAGTTACGAACTCAGTTGCATCCCTCATAAGGTTAAATTGTTTACCGGCGTTCGCTAGAATTTGATCGCCAACGTCCTTATGGAAGCTATATACTTCACATTTATAGTTATCATCAGATAGATCATAACCAGAACCGGCAGACTCAGTAGAATCCTTTCTAACTTGAGCCTCATCCAAATTAAAATCATCTTTATCAAACACTGTATAAAGATCGCTTTGGTTATCTACGGGTACAGGTTTAAAAACCTTTGGAAATATAAATACATCTTGTTTTTGCATATATGCAATAGAAAGATTAGAAAGAAGTCCATCAATATGAACTCCATGCGTATTCGGTCTAGCCATTTTTATCACTCCTTAATTTTTATTTATACTAAAATTCCAGGATTAATACAGTTAATAATTGCAGAAACTATATCATCTTCAGCATCAGCCGTATCAAGTAGCATACCAACTATATGATTAGTGCTGACAATCGCCCCGACTCTTCCATCAATAGTCCCGCCATCATTATAGATACCGATTTTCTTTGGCATAGTCATAATTTCCCCTGCCTTTACAGGGACCACACCAAAGGCTCGATAAGTTACATATGTGCCAACAGCACCGCCCTCAATAAGTACCCCAACCGGAATATCTGTAATCGCAGTTGGATAGCAAACCTCTTTATCACTGTTTAAACATACTACTCTATTGATATATGCAGAATCATCGCCCTCACTATCTTCCATTGCTTCATGGCACGGAAATATACTTATATCAATATTTGGACCAAGTTCAGAAATAGCCATTTTTATCACTTCCTCTATTTATTTTGTTGCTTTTCATATTCATCATAAAGTTTGGAATCCTTTTCAAAGACTTTCGCGACAGCTTCATCATATTCAATTTTTTCAGCTACCATTATATCAGAAGCCATCTTATTAATCTTTTCAAGAATATTGCCTGATGCTGTTTGACTTGCATCTTTTCCAATCTCTACAAAAAGCCCACCTTTCGCGATCTTCTCATTTGCAGATTTTAGCACAGTCTCCATGAAAGTATAAGATTTTTCTGTTAGAACTTCTTTAGCTTCCTTAAGAAATACCCCAAGTTCATTATGATCTCCGATCATTGGTAAATTTTCCTTAGCAAATTCCTTATGAATACTTAGAAGTCTAGCATCTTTTTCAACTTTTGCTTCATCTCTTGCCTTTTTAACTTCAGCTTTCATATCTAAAAGCTCTTTAGCAAGTGACTCTTTTTCAGCAACAGCTTTAGCCATAGCTTCCTTTTGTTCTTTTGCAATTTTCTCAGAAGCTTCCTTTTCGATCTTATCCTTAGCCTCTTTCTCTAGCTTATCTTTAGCTTCCTTCTCAACTCTATTCTTTTCATCAGTAATTGCCTTATCCGCAATTTCTTTAGCTAGTCTTTCTTTCTCGATCTTATCCTTATCAATATCTACCATGTTAGTCAACTCCTTATTTTTATTAAGCCACCAGATATTTTTATTTTCTATATTTTCAGTTCCTTTTACAATCAAAAATGTTTTATCATTTGCTCCAAACGGAACTATTGAAATTTCTTTTATTTCTAAATCCGTAAGAAGATTTTTATTTTCCACTTAAACCACCACCAGAATCTATAACGCCTCTGTCAATTGGTGTGCTTGTTGCCCATCCACCAATAGAAAAACTATTATAAGTTCCGTCCATAACGCCCGCCCATACTTTTTCATCATAAATTTTCATTGCAATTAACCAAGAACCTTTAACAACAGATTCGTTTTTAAACCACTCATCATTTTTCGATATATAAGATTCTACAATACAAGCATCTAGCTCAGATTCATGCCTGAAGCCTGTTATTCGGCTTTCTATCATGTATCTATGAGCTGCCTTCTCTATCTCTTCCTCTGTGATTATATCGCCCTGTAAATCAGCTACATTAGGCTGAAGTACCACCCCAAAAACAATATGCTTCATTTTATCAATTTTAATAATTTTCATGTCTGGCACAAAATCACCATGCCTTTATCAGTAATTATAAAAATAAAATTACAAC